CTCATGGACGAGGGAGCTTTCTGGGCGAAAGTCCAGCTCGGTGACGGTTGCTGGGAGTGGACGGGGTCGCGCTACCCGAACGGGTATGGCCGGGTGCGCCTCACCATTGGGGGCACGGCGTTCAGCGTGGCCCACCGGGTGGCCTACACCTTGAAGGTGGGACCGATCCCGGGTGGTCTGGTCCTGGACCATCTGTGCCGGAACAAGGGGTGCGTCAACCCCAGCCACCTGGAGCCGGTGACCTTCCGCGAGAACCTGATGAGGGGTGACTCCCCCACGGCAAACAACCTGGTCAAGACCCATTGCAAGCGCGGCCACGAGTTCACCGAGGAGAACACCTACCGGCCGAAGAACTACCCCTCCGGTCGTCAGTGCCGCGCGTGCTGGAAAGAGCGCCGTCATCAGAGGAAGTCCTCCGGGTCATCGGTGGGCGGCCAGCCCTGGTTCACCATGGTCACGGTCAGCACCTTGACTCCCGGCGCCCCGGGCTGGACGGACCAGCCCGCCGGAGCGAACCAGCCCGGAGAGCCACCGACCGGGGACCAGTAGAGCCGATCCGAGCGGAGCAGGTTCTCCAGCGCGTCGATGGCGGGCATCCCCTCGACCGCAATCACGAGCTGGAGGCCCCGGCCCGCCGGGGTCGAGCTGACCGTGTGGAGTCCGCCGTCCAGCGGCGTGGAGTCGGCCACCAGCTTGGGGAACGTGCCGGTCCGGTCAGTGGCCACGGCCATCTTGGTGGTGAGACTGGCCAGCCGGTCCAGCCCGTCCCCGTAGGTGAAGCTGGGCACCGTGGCCGAGGCGAAGTCGCTCACCTTCAGCTCGGGCACCGGGAGCGGGCCGCCGGAGATCGTGCCGTCCAGCCGGACGAAGTGCACTTCCTTGTAGGGCGGGACGTGGCTGGACGAGGAGGTGTTGCCGGAACCCTTGCTGGTGACGTTCGGCGAGCCCGAGCCGGTGTTCCCGCTGGAGTGGTCGTGCGAGGTGGTGGGCGAGGAGCCCAGGTCACCGAACGAGGGCGCCTCGAACGAGCCGGTGGTGGAGGTCAGGACGTTGGTCCCGTGGGTGTGGCCCGCGATGTCGTGGGCGTGGCTCGGCGTGGTGTGCGAGTGCGAGGAGGAGCCGCCGGTGGAGTTGATCGAGTCCGAGCCCGCGTCGCGAGCGAACCAGGTCCGCATGTCCGGCGTGCCATTGCCGCCGTTGCACAGCGTCAACAGCGGATCGAGCGCGGCCGTGTCCCCGGTGAACAGGCCGATGATCCGGGTCTGGGTGCCGCCGCCGGTGTTCTGGAGGGTCTTCAGCCGCCGGTTGGGCGGCTCGTGGTTCACCGAGTTGGTGTCGCCCGCGTCGGTGCCGCCGCTGGCCGCCGTGGTGTTGCCGGTGCTGGCCGAGGTCACGTCCATCGGGTGCGTGTGCCGGGGCAACCATCGGGGAGGGGTCGAGCCGTACCCTGCCTCGGTCGAGCTGGACGGGTTGCTGAGCGAGGTCGAGCCGAGCGAGTGATCGTGGCTCAGCCCGGTGTGCGTGTGGCCGCCCAGGCCGTGAAGATGGGTGGTGCTCCCCGTGGTGCCGCCGCCGTTACCGGCCGCCGCCGCGCCTCGGAGGTACCGGCCGTTGGCCGCCGCGTAGGTGCTCCAGCCGGACACGTTCTCGGTGGCCCACCCGACGATGCCGACCGGGTAGCTCGGCTGGCTTCCGTTGCTCTTGATCCAGATCACGTCCAGCACCGGCGGGACGTTGCTGGCCGAGGCCACGCTGGGCGTGGCGTTGCCCGAGGTCCCGCCGCCGTGCGTGCCGGTGAAGCTCGGCCGGGTGTGCGAGTGCGGCTGATCGGCCTGGGGCTGGCTGGCGCCGTTGAACCGGGCCGAGGTCGTGGAGGAGTTGCTGGTCCCGGTCGAGCCGCCCACGGCGTGGTTGTGCGCGCCGATGGCGTGGTTGTGAGCGGACAGCGTGTGCGAGTGCGTGGAGGCTCCGCCGGTCGCGCTCGGCGTGCCGGTGATGTTGGCGCCGCGAGGGAGCCAGCCGTCCAGCGCGGTTACCCGGCTCCAGCCCGAGGGGATGCTGGCCGCCGTGCTGGGCCAGCCCAGGATCATGTCCGCCGGGATGGTGTCCGGAAGCTCCACGGTGGTCGAGACGTATCCCTGGTAGCGCACCCGGTAAGTGATGTCGCACGCGACAGTTGACACTTCACAGTCAGGACCGCTCGCCTGGGGGTCGAGCTGCGGGATAGCCAGGTCCAGGTAGGAGCCGTTCAGCCCGTCCGGCACGGTGGCGATGCGCCACGAGCCCTGGCAATCATCGCGCCAGACCTCGGCCACCACGTAGCCGTTGTCCCACGGCTGGCCACCGGGGTCCACCCAGTTGACCCGGTAGCCGCCCGCCTCGGGCACCACGCTGACCAGGGGAGGCGAGGGCGGGGGGACCGTGTTCTGGACGGTGAAGGGGATCGAGTCGCCCTGCTCGAATGCGTCCGCTCCCCGGATGGTGGAGGTGATCGAGAAGAACGCCGTGTGCGCTCCGTCGGCCAGGCCCGGAGTTACGTCCACGCTCTCCGGCGGGACGCCGGAGCCGGAGGTGAAGAACACCTCATGCGTGGCGTCCCAGACCGAGACCGCCCAGTTGTTGGCCGGGAGCCCGTCATAATCCACCGCGCCGATGAAGATGGTGGGCGTGTTGGTGTCGGAGACCGTGCCGCCGCTCCGATCGACCCCGGCCGCGTCCCGGACCTCCGGGTTGTACTGCGGCGCCAATCGGCAATCGATCTCGATATACATCTCGGCCGTGCGGGTCTCGGTCGCGCCCCCGGCCGCCTCGTCCATCCAGCCGCCGCCGATGTTGAGGTCAGACAGCGCGCCCACGGTGTTCAGGCCATAAGTGGTGTTCTGGAACCAAGCGCTGTACTGGTCCACGAACCCCGTGGCGTCCACCGGCACCGTGGAGTAGCCGATCCAGTCCGAGGTCCCCCGGCCAACGTCGATGTCCTCGGTGCACGTGCCCGCGTCACAGCGCACCCGGATGTGCCCCCGGATCCGGTGCCGCTGGTAGCCCGCCGCCGGGGTGTGACTCTCCACCCGGAGGTTGTAGTTGCTGCCCGAGCTGGCGAGGGGGAACTGGACGTAGGTGGCGTCCGAGTTGTCCGAGGTGACCCCGGCCAGGGTGCCCGAGGGGATCGCCGTGCCGCCGCCGGTTTTGCGTACGGATAGCGGCCGGAGAACGTCCGTCACTGCCATGATGTCACCCTATCCCGGATCACCGTGGCATCATCCCACGTCGGCCAGTTGCGGCGCCGGTTGCGGGCCGGTCGCGATGAAGTCGGCCGTTACCTGGCGGACCCGGCCGATCTTCACGATCTTGACCGAGGAGCCCACGGGGGCCGCCCAGACCTCGGCCGCGTCGCTGGGGGAGACGAGAACCAGCGGCCGGTTGAGCACGGCCAGGAGCTGGGCCAGGGCCGCCTCCCCTTCCACGGCCGTGGTCAGGTGGAGGTTCCGGCCGCCGGGCGGCGCCGAGGTCACGTACTGGCCGCCCATCACGCCGGTGGCCGCCGTGAACGGGCGGTCCACATCCCAGGTGAAGATCCCGCCGATGGCCGCGAACAGCGGGCCGCTCGCGCTCTCGCTGCGGATCAGGTGCTCATCGTCGTTCCAGGTCAGGCACCACTCGGTGGGCGCCGGTGGCGGGGTTGGCTCCTCCACGAGCTGGACGAACGCCACCTCCTCGTACAGCGGCTCGGTGGTGGTGCTGGCCAGCGTGCCGGAGGTGGAGGAGCCCACGGTGGGCGTGCTCGCGTCGGTCGCGCCGTGCGTATGGGTGTGGGTGCCGTTGGCCACCGAGACCACAGCCGTGGTGCTCACGTTGGCCACCGCGCCGTTCTGGGCGCCGATGGTCATGGTGTGCGTGTGGCTCCCGCCCGCCGTGTGGGTGTGGCTCGGGCTGGTGTGGTTGTGCGCGTTGAGGGAGCCGCCGGTGGTGCCGATCGAGGAGGTGGCCCCCTTGACGTACTTGCCCAGCAGGTTGGGCGTTCCGTTGGTGCCATCACAGAGCGCCCAGTGGTCGGGGATCGAGCCGAGGGAGCCGCGCCACAAGCCGATCAGGCCCACGGCCAGATCCACGTCCCCGGTCGCGTTCTGCTTCACCCGCATGTTCACGAACGGGGGCTCGGTCGCGCCCTCGCTGCTGGCGCCGGACGTTCCGGAGCCACCCGAGTTCAGGCTGGCCGAGGTGGTGGATCCGATGGTGATGGGGTGCGCGTGGCTGGCGGACCAGACCGCCGAGCTGGCGCCCGCGAACAGCGAGAGGTTGCTGGTCACGCTCCCGGTGTTGTTGCTGGTGTGGGTGTGGCTGGTCCCGGCGTGGGTGTGCGCGCCGATGGCGTGGGTGTGGTTGTTCAGGGTGCTGGTCCCGGTGCCGCCGCCGTCCCCGGCCGCCGCCGCGCCTTTCATGAACCGGCCGGTGGCGTTGGCGTAGTCGTTCCATCCTGACACTGAAATGTCAGGGGCCAGTGCGGCGGCGCCGTTCGGGATGCCGAGCGGCTGGCCGTTGCTCTCGATGAAGATCGAGAAGAACCGGTCCAGGTCGTTGTTGGGGAAGTCGATGGAGGGCGCCGTGGTGGCGCTCGCGATCGTCGCGCTGTTCGTGCTCGGCGTGGTGTGGGTGTGGCTGGCCGCAATGGCCGTGGTGCCTACCGCACCGTCCGAGGAGCTGAACGAGCCCACGGCCGCCGAGGTGGCGCCGGTGCTGGTGTGGCTGTGGCTCTGGTCGTGGCTGTGCGCGGTCACCGTATGGGTGTGCAGCGCGGCGCCACCGGTCGCCCCGGGCTGGGTCGAGCTGGTGGCCACGCCCTTGGGGTAGCGCGCGTCCAGCGCGGTCACCCGGTCCCAGCCCGCCGGGATGCTCCCGTTCGTGCTCGGCCACAGGAAGATCAGGCCGTTAGGGATCCCCGGGTCGTAGGCGTCGGACCAGTCCGAGACCAGGAGCAGGCCATCCACCCTCCCCACCGTGCGCGCCCGGTAGTACGAACAGCACGGATCCGGGGTGTGCTCGCACGTGACGCCCACGCCGGTCCGGGGGAGCGAGTAATCCACGTAGGTGGCGCACTCGTCGGTGTCCAGCGGGCCGAGCAGGGCCACGCTGGTGATGCGCTGGTCCGAGGTGATGGTGGCCGCGCCGTGGACGGTCCAGGTGTTGAGCTGGTCATCGGTGAACGAGGTGGTCCCCGCCATCCGGCCGGTGAAGTCGGGGGACGCCACGACGGTCCCCCCGGCGCCGTCGCGCACCTCGGCCCAGTAGACCGAGCCGGTGAACGGGAACGCCGTGCCGGTGTTGCGGTTGCCGATCTCGATGGGCGCGCTGGCGTTGAACAGCGAGGTGGTCCCGCCGCCTGAGTTCGTGATCACGTCTCCGAGCTGGACCCAGTTGCCCTCCAGGTCCTGGGTCTCGAACAGCACCGTCCAGCCCCCGGCGCCGTCGTCGGTGTCCAGGGTGACTCTCAGGATCACCTCGCCGAACGCGTCGATCGGGGGCCGTGAGGTGGCCTCGGCCGCAACCTCGGTGCCCGAGGTGCCGTCGGTGCTCCAGGCCAGCACCGGGCGCCCGATCAGCGAGGGGTCCCCGCCGCCGTCCGCGTCCAGCACGAGCCGCCACGAGCGCTGGTTACCGGTGCTCGTGAAATGCGCAATCAGAGCATCGTCCGCGCTCGGCCGCCAGTCGTCGGTCCGGCGCACCCGGACCGTGGCCTGAAGGTCGGTCATCGGCGCCGGGTCCGGCATGCTGGCGTAGGCGCCCACGAGCCCGGGGAGCGAGAGGTAACCACCCATCGGGCAATCCACCCGCTGCAACTCCAGCCAGGCCACGTCCCCATCGAAGTCGCCCGCGTACGGCGCACATGCCTCGATCGAGTAGAACGGGGTGTCCGCGACCGGGGTCACGGTGGGCTGTTCCGGCGCCGGGACCGAGCCCACCGAGATGGTGAATGTCTCGGTCTCCTCGTCGCTGGCGTACGCGGTGTTGCTCCCCAGAGTGGACCAGACCTGGGCATGGGCCACGTAGGTGCCGTTGTCCAGCGCCGTGGTCACCCGGTTGGTGGCCGGTCCGCTGGTGATGCCGGAGTCCCAGACGATGGCGCCGTTGAGCGTGACCCAGTACCGGTACTGGCGCGGCTGGAGGTCGTCCAGGTCGGGCGTGCCCACGGTGATGGTCGGCTGGGCCGTGTCACCGATGGTCGTGCTAGGTGTGCCCGAACCGTCCAGCACATCGATGGAGAACGTGGGCGCCAGGCGCGAGTCCACGTCCAGGTAGAACTCCTCGATCCGGACCACGCTGCTCTGCGCGGTCGCGTAGACCGAGAGCACGGTGGATCCGTCGGCCGGGGCACCGAACCCCCACGAGCCGGTCACCGTCCCGGGGGAGGCGGAGAACTGGGCCGCCGCGCCCGCCACCAGGCCGCCGCTGGCCAGCCGCACGGCCCACCAGGCGTCCCCGTCCTCGCCGCGCGCCCGGATCCGCACCTGGTGGCGCCGCTCGCCCACCGGCGGCGCATCGGCCGGGGTCGCCAGGATCAGCGGCGAGCCCGAGCCGGACCAGAGCGCGTACGTCGAATCGTTGTCGTCCGAGGTGACGCCGTGCAGCGTGCCGCTCGGCTGAGCGGACCAGCCCACAGCCGACGTGGTGGCGCTCGGCCGCAACGTGGTGATCGTGCCCATGGTCTCCCTCCCCGTCAGCCCTGGGCGTTCGCCAGGGCCTCCAGCAGCGCCTCGGCGGCATCCTCGCCCGCCTTGGTGCCGCCGCCCTGGATCACGATGGCGCCGGGCGCCAGCGTCACGTTAACGGTCTTGCCGCCACCGGTCGGGGAGGTGGTGCTGGCACCGTCCCCGCCGCGCGCGCTTCCGGCCGTGAAGGTCGGGAGGTCGGCGGTCAGCCCGGCCAGCTTCTTGCGGATCGAGCCGAACTCGTCCTCCAGGCCGTCGCCGAATCCGGCCATGACCAGGCGGCCCGAGTCGCGCAGGATCTTGGAGTCCACCTCGGCCGGACCCTTCCAGTCCGGGAGCATGCTGGTCAGCGAGGAGAGCAGGCCCCGCACCCGCGAGAACCCTGCCTGGATGCCCGAGATCAGGCCGTCGATGATCCGGCGCCCGGCCGAGACCAGCCAGCTCCCGGCGCCCGAGAACGCGCCGGTGATGGCGCTCTTGATGGACCCGACCTTGGCGCGCGCCGCGCCGATCTGCTGGCCTATGCCGTTGATCAAGCCCTGGACCACGCGGACACCGGCGGAGATCAACCACGAGGCAGCGCTGGCCACCGCGCCCAGGATGGCGCTCTTCACGCTGTTGATCGCCGAGCGCGCCCGGCCCACGCCGCTGGAGATGATCGAGGTGGCGAACCCCACCATGAGCTTGACCCCGGCCGCGATCATCGCGCCGAGCACGCTCAGCAGGGCGTTGACCATGGCGATGTTGATCTGGGCGATGCCTCGCACGATCGAGGGGATCGAGCGGATCAGGGCGCCCAGCAGCGCGAGCATGATCTGGCCCGCCGCCGAGGCGATGGCCGGGCCGTTGTCCTGGAGCACCTTGGCGAACGTCGGGATCAGCGTGCCCGAGACGAAGTTGATGATCATCGGCATCGCCTGAGCGAACGCATTGACGATCGTCACGATCATGTTGATTCCGGCCGAGATCACCTGGGGGTTGTTCTTCAGGAAAGCGGTGATCTGGGGAACCAGCGTGTTCGTGATGAAGTTGGTCAATATGCCGATGTTCTGGCTCCACGCCTGGAGCAGTTGCTGGAGCACGGCAATACCGGCCTGGATGAACTCCGGGGCGTGCTCGAATAGCTGCGTGATGGCCGGGATGATCTGCGTCGTAATGACGTTGGCAATGATCCCGATATTGGAGATCCAGCCTTGCATAAAGGTCTGGAGCGCCTGGATTCCCTGCTGGATGAGCTGCGGCCCCTGGGTGCGCAGCGTGTTGATCAGCGTCGGGATGACCTGGGTCTGGATGGCGCTTACGAGCTGGGGGAGCGCGTTGCCGATGCCCTGGACGATGGCCACCAGCAGGTTGGTCCCGAGGAGCAGGAGCTGGGGCACGGCCGAGATCAGCGCCGAGATGATCTTGGGGATCGCCTGGATCAGCGCCGTGTAGAGCGAGGGCAGGGCCTGAAGGATGCCCGTGATCAGGCCCTGGACCAGGCGCAAGCCAGCCGAGATCAGCGTGGGGATCAGGCCGATGATGCCCGTCAGCAGGGTAGTCACGATGTTGATCACGGCAGGCAGCAGCGCCGGGAGCGCCTTCACCAGCCCGTCGGCCAGGCCGTTGATCAACTCTCCGGCCGCCGCTACGACCTTCGGGACCGTCTGCACTAGTCCGTTGACTAGGGTGGTCGCGATGGTGATCACGCCCTGGATCAGGGCCGGGATGATCGTGGGTAGCTGGTTCGCGATACCGAGCGCGATCTGGATTACTGCGTCCAAGATCTGTTGCTTGAAGGCAAGGAATTTCTGGATCAGACCAGGCAGATTCTCGATGATGTAGTTAAGGCCCTTGGTCACCAAGGACCGCAGGGTCTCGATCACTCGATCGAAGAAGCCCGGAGAGAACGCCTTCTCGATGATGGCGAATACCTCGCCCACCGAGGCCCCGCCCTTAAATGCGTCCCACGCCTCTTTCAGAATGGCGGGGAGCGGGCCGAGGAAGTTCTTTACCGCGACGTACGCGCGAGCCAGCCAGCCGATGAACTCGCCCAGCCAGCGGATCACCTGGCCGAGCCCCCGGATCAGGTCCTGGAAGAAGATCGTGGCCTCGGGGCCACTGGCCGCGATGTTGCCCAGGAAGTTCGAGATGGACTGGCCGAACCCACCGAACTCCTGGGCAATGCCCTTCAGGAACGGGTTGGCCGCCGCCATCAGGTCCAGGAAGCCCGGCATGGTGTTCTTCACCAATTGGGACAAACCCTCGGCAAACGGCTTGATGGCGGGCGCCAGGATGCCGAACGCCGAGTGGACGAACGGGGCCACGTCGGCCACGGTCCGGCGGAAGATCCCGAGCGCGCCGATCAAGTCGTCCAGGATCGGGAGGGCCGCGTCGTGGAACGTCTTCTTGAACGAGTCGGCCAGTGAGGTGGCCGCGCTCTTCAGCCCTGGCTCCTCCTTCAGGAGCATGGCGCCGAACCCGATCACGCCGAGCCCGCCAGCGGCGATGATGGCGCCCGCGATGGCAGCGCCCGCCGCCGGGCCGATCACGGCCGCAAGTCCAGCCACGATCCCGAGCCCGGCCGTGATGAGCGCCGGGCCGATCAGCTTGGGGAGGGTGCTCAGGCCGCCCGTGAGCGCGTTGGCGAACAGGGTTGCGGAGTCGGTCCCCGTCCGGCCGAACAGGCCCGCCAGGAAGCGCCTGATGGCGTTGCCGTCGGTGTTCTTCTTGACGGACTTGGGCATCGCCTTGCCGAACGCGCGCCCGGCCGCATCCCCGCCCTCCTCGCCCGCCCGCTCGCCCTCCTTGACGAACCGGCCGGTGATCGCATCCCGGAGCTTGCCGTCCGCTCCCCGTACGGCGCCCTCCCCCAGCGCCTCCCCCGCGTCCTCGCCCGCCTTGCGAGCGTTGTCCTTGTCCACCGGGACCTTGACCGGGTCGATGTCGATCCGGTCAAGGGCGCGGTTCAGGTCGCGCTCGGTCTGGCGCGCGAAGTCGCGGACATCGCCCTCAACCTCAACGCTGGCGGATCCGACATCGGTCACGTGGCCAGCGTAGATGGCACTTAACTGTCACGTCACCCCGGGGCAAGGGGGCATCTCGATCGAACTGGCCAGATGTCACTTTGTAACTGGGGGACGCATGACTGTATAGTGTCCGCATGGCTAACCCAGGTCCAAGGAACCATCGCCCCGATGGATCGTTTGCCCCCGAGAACGGGGTGTCTGCTTTATCCCCAGAGGAGAGAAAGCGCCGGAATACCGAGCGAAAAAGGAAGAAGAGAGCGGCTGATAGGGAAGAAAGCTACCGGCGTAACAGAGAGTGGAACTTTCGTCGTAAGTACGGCATAACGGTGGCCGAGTTCAACCAGATGCGTGCCAGCCAGGGATATCGATGCGCGATATGCCAGCGACACGAGGATGAACTTCCCCGGCATAACAGCCGTGTGACCAGCGACGGGATTCGTACTCTGGGGGCCGCTCTAGTGGTTGATCACTGCCATACCACTGGAGCCGTCCGCAAGCTTCTCTGCCACAAGTGCAACCAGGGAATCGGCTCCTTCCGTGAAGATCCTTTTGCCCTGGAGGCGGCTGTCCGCTACGTCCAAGGACGTTACGCCCTCTCAGTCCTGGGTCAGGGGGCACCTCGGGATACAGTGCCAGGCATGGACGTTTC